CGCACAGTTCGCAATAAAGGAGGAGGAGTGAGTGTCATGGTTGACGACGCTATCAGTGTTGCCTACCAAGGCAAACCCGGCTGGTGTACCCTCCCAGCCTTCATTCTCAACAAGAGCCTTGGTGGTCGCACCCTTGGTGCTATGATCGTCAGCGGAAGGGAATCCAAAAATCAGTTGTATTACTGCCCTGTGACTCAGGAGTCTCTCCTCGCAATGTGGCCCTCGCTTGCGAAGAGAAATGCAATCCCCGAAATCTCCCCCGATATCGAGGAAGCAAGCTCCTTCTGTAACGCCCCTCCCGCCGCCATTGTCGTTGGCAAGCTTCGCTCTGGATCTCATCAGATGTTCAAAAATTCCAATCTGAAGAGAACTTTCATCAATTGTGGTCCTGACACTAAAACTACTCCTGTCTTCGGAATCCAAAAGAAGACGATCGACGGAGAAGAACGGACTTTCAACTCAAACATCTACTTTGAAGCGAAATTGAACAAAGTGGAAAGAGAGCCCAACATGGAAGGAGTGAAAGCGTTCAACAAGAACATCCATCGTGAGTTCCCCTCACCAGTCATTGAGCGTACCTCTCTCACACTCGCTCTCCGTGGAAATGCCTTCGTCAATCCTGTTTCCAAGGATACCTCCCTCGGCTTCGGTCTGAAGGGAGTCAAGGGCAAGTTCCCATATGTCACGTCCTCGGACTCTGGTCTTGAGTATGGAGAAGGAGAAGAAGAAAAACTCACTGGCATGATCGATGACCTCAATACAGGTGATGCCTACCTTGACTGTGTCTACCAAATTCACCGAAAGGATGAAAAACTCGACAAGAAGGATGTCTACCCACCCCGGAAAGACATCTACCTAGTTGTCGCTCCGCCTCTCTCTGGAAAGACACATGCCCATGACCCTGAGAAAAATGTCTATGATGCTGAACAAATGCACGGATATGTCAACGAAGGGATTTCTGAAGATATTCGCTTCTCATCCCTCGCTCCTAATGACTTCCGCCGTTTCAAGAAGGCTGTTTCTGAGCTGCCTGAAGGTTCAGTTCTCCTCGTTCACGATGTGAGGACTGCTGCCCGTCTTGGCATGAAAGTCTCAGCGATGGTCATAATTCCTGAGAAGCTCTTCCAGATGAGAGTTGCAGAGGTCAACGACTTCCGTGCACACCATGCGACTCAATCCCGTAACAGAGCTAAGATCGAGTCAGTTGGAAGGAAAGTCCTGACTGATATCGATCGAGCTGTCTACTACTGCGACACGAAATCTAAACAGAGACTCATGTTCGGAAGTCCTTGGTACTTCACGATTCTGTTCCGTTTCGCGTTCATGGAGTTCTTGACAGCTATGTACTCTCGTTTCGGTTCTTGGCCTATAACTGTTGGCATGACTGAGCGTTCGAGCGATTGGACGCGTCTCTTCAACTATATGATGCTTGCTGACCCTGAAGGTAAGCCCAACCTTGGTGGTAGCGATTGTCCTGGATGGGACGTCGAAGCCGCATACAAAGTCATGGCGTTTGTATATGGCGAAATCATCAAGTGGTACGAGTTCTGGAAAATATCACCAGAAAACAGACGACTCCGCGAAGCGTTAATTGAAGCTACTCTGAAGCCTATGTTCGTATGGAAAGGATTTGTAATCCTACTCCCTTTCATCCTACCTTCAGGACACATCTTCACTAACCTCCTTGGCGGTTTAATGAACTGGGTTGAGTCTCGCACAAACCTCGGAACTCTCGCTCGTCGTGAAGGTTATAACGACTCCGAGATTCTCGAAATCATCTTTCACAAAGTTAGGTTTGCCTTTAATGGAGACGACCGCATCTTTACTGTATGCAGGAGTCTTCCCTGGTATAACCAGCTTGCGGAGAGAGACGAATACATCCTCAACTTCCAGAGGTGTCCAACCCCCCCCCAAAAAGACCATGAGATGACTGAGTATCTTGACCCAGAGAGTTTCCAGTTCAACAGTCGACGTTTCCATCCCTTCGGAAATTCGTCGATGCAGTTGGCTCCTCTCGATCTCAACACAGTCCTTCAAATCCCTAAGTGGTCTTTCTCTCCGTCCCGAGCTGTCGTGACTCAACAAGTCGTGATGGCGATGAGAGAGCTCTTCCACCACGGAAGAGAAGTCTATGATGAGTGGGTTCCACAACTCATCAGAGAGCTCAAGCTTGGAGGTGCTGCCACTCCCAATCTCTCCTATGAAGCAATCATGGAGGAGTGGCTCCTTACTTTCTCGTAGAGCTCCAGGGGCCCGGATCCCCCGAATTCCGAACTTTTAAGTCGCGTCCATACGCGCACCCTAAGCCGTGGAAACCCCACGCAAACTTCCTCTAATTGAGGATTTTATTCCTGCCTCCGGCGAGCCACACGCTGAGGCTAAAATGAATTGTGGTATGGAAAAAACTAAAACCGTCGCTGACGAATCTACCTCTG